TACAGGTGTTGAACCTGGTGCTGGTGATAATGTTACCGCATTCTGATTACAGAATGTTTGGAATTGAGTACATCCTGATGCCACATTAAAGAATGCTTTATTTGTAGTAACACCACTATTTGAGAACACCCAAAATGGTTGTGTTGATTGAGACGCAAAACCTGCTAAATTTAAATTTGGAACTAAATCAACTCTATCAATAAAAATTAAATTATTAACATCTTCATACCAATATAAATAATTTGAATTGTTATATTCTTCTTCGGTTATTTCAGTCATAGTATATGCCCATGTATCACCAAAACCAGGTTGAATATATGATGATGTGATACTACTTACATTACCACCTAATACTCCAACCATATAATCATAATAAATTGACCAGAAGTAATAAGTTCTTCTTATAGAATTTTCTCTTTCACTATTAGTAAAATATACATGACCTTCAGTATTTTCAACAGGATTAAAGAATGTTCTAAATTTAAATGTCCTATTATTTAACTCATTACAATATCTGTATTTAAAGTATCTTGTAGGATATTTCTGTGGTGTTAGGTTTGTTTGAACCAACTGAACTTTAGTAAGTTCAGGACTACTTAAATCAAATCCTTCCAACTTATTAAGATAGAAATATTGTTCTTGTATTTTAATGATATCATTAGGTTTTAGATTTTTTATATCACTTAATGTAATATTGAATAGACCATCTAAAAATCTTGTATTTTTATTATATAAATTATTAACTCTATTAGAATAAAATAAGTTATATGCATCATTATCTGTATATGCGTTAAATGTTGGGATACCTAAACCAATATCTTGTGGTTCTTCACTATTAAATAATATACATATACTATCGTTATTAAAACCTCTTTCTTGATTCTTATTACTATCTTTATTACCTATCGGCATCGTATGTGATATACCAGGATTAACTAAAGTTTCTATTGCATATGTTCTACCATCGGGTGCAGGTGCACCAGGGTTAACACCATTTGATGGTTGTAATCTAAAGAACATCGTATTAACCCTAACTGAACTACCGAAATTATAACTCTCACCTACTTCATCTAAAAAAGGTGACAAGTTTCCTAAATTGAATATTAATCTTGGTTTTTGTTTTAATCCTGTATATTTCCAAATAACTCTTTCAGAATTACCTGATGTTTGTGTGGTTGATTGTCCTGCATAATTGATACCTAACGGGATACCAATTCTATCATCCCATTTACGAATTACTTCAGGTGAGAATATGGTATCAATCTTTTTTGATTGTGATTTGAAATCGGTCTCATTATATACAAGATTTTGACCATATATTAATTTATTTCTGTCTTTATATGTTTTGTTTGCCTCATCACCATCCTCTTGGTCTGTAAGAAGTAATTCACTCTCAACAAAGTTTAGTGCGGGTTGTACCGTAAATCCTTTATCAAACGATAACTTGTCTGTCCAATCATGAATTACACCTGTACCAATATAATAATCATATGGTTCAATAATCATCTGATTTGGATTTTCAGAATCAGGAATAAAAACAAGATTAAACTTCTTAGCAAGTGATGATAGAATATCAATCTGTTTAATATTCGTATCTATAACCAAACTAAAATCTACATATGTACCGTCAACAAAAGGTGTATTAGTATTTGCTGGTCTTGGTGTATATGATATTGGTTGACTTGATATTGGTACAGATGCGGTTGATGCATTATAAACTTGGTTTGATACTAAGTTTCTTGTGTAACCTGTACTACCTGGTGCAATTATAAAAGAATAATCATCAAAATCATTAGTAAACGGTAAGTTCCTTACTCTTAAATTACCTGTAATTTCTTCACTACAAAATGCGGGGATACCTGTACCTCTTTTAACAACATAAACAGTCCACTGTCTTGTTGGAGTTGTTCTAAATACCCATCTAAGTTCTACACCTTCTGATGTAAATGTTTGTGGTTGTGGTGACTTAAATCCAAACTTGGTTCCATCAAATGAATAGAAACCATACATGTATAACAATTTAAACCAAGGTGATTCAAAGAAATCTGATTTGATTGTATAACCATATGTTTTAAACATTAATTGAATTAAGGCATATATATTAAGTGCAGGTTTTAACTGATTATCCAATAGTGGATTGATTGGTGAATTAATTCTAAACTCTGTTCCACCCGATGCAATAAACTGATTATAATCAGTATATGTACCTACAACAGTTGATGTATATAATCTTGTTTGATTTTCTGTGGTTCCACCACTTACGTTAACAGTATCACCTGTATATTCATAACCACTATGAACAACAGGGTACAACCATAAAGATGGTATAACTCTTGGTCCTTGTAATGTATTTTGATTCCAAGTTGATGCAACACCATATAAATTAAAATAATGATTGAAGTGCCAATCCATATCATCATAATTCAAATCTTTCAATAGATTATTACCCATCTTACCATATAGGTCTGCAACAGTTGAATATAATGTAACATCGTACTCAACTTTGGAATTGATTACAGAAACCTTATTAAGTCTCATGTAACCTGTAAAATACTTCTCATCACTAATTAATACATCAATATTAACTCTCCTTGTAACATCAAAGTATAATGAATCTGTATCAACATTAAAATAACTTTCAAAGAATGCGTTGTTCTTTTTAGAACCAGGTAAAGATAAACCTACAGAATAATCTGAATTTCGTTTACCAATATCTTGTAACTCTGCAAATGATTTATTTAATTTAATCGGTATATCTGAATATAAGTCTAATGTATCATATGTTAATTGTTGTGCTATAGTCGTTTCATTATTAGGTATAACATAAAATGACATAGTTGCACCTGTTGGTATTTCCATACCTGCATCTATAAATATTCTATCTTCGTCATTAACTTCGAAGGAACCAACTAAGTCAGATATACCATATTCACTAAATCCTCCCATACCTTCTATGGAACCATCAGGTTTTGATACAATAAATCTAATATTATATAATTCATATAAATCAACGTTAGTTCCTGTATATGGTGACATGTCTATAGTATAGTAAAATGTACCTGTACCTCCTGTTACTTGTAAAGTAATATACCATAAATCTTCTGGTGCAAATGTTGATGTTGTTCTACCAGTAATTGGTAATACTTGTGTACCTGCACCCCCATAAGTAACATTACTTTGTTGTGTAACAAATAGGGTTGTTGAACCTGTAATATCAATATTAGGTGGTATATTTGTTTGTACTCTAAGTACCGTCTGTTGTTGTTGTGCCATATTAGAAACCTTTACTTACAAAGTACCCATCTGCGTACTTACAAGTTATTCTATACTTGTTTAATTTTTGGTGTTGTTTTGTTATGGTTTGAACCTCAGTTGATAGGACTTGAATAGGTCTTAAATCCTTATAAATATAATCTTGTCTATCCAAAGGTGATATGAAATCTTCTTTCATCTCATATACTTGTGGTGACATGAATAGTTGTTCCAACCAATTACCATATGATACATTCAACCAATCACTTTCCAATACAAATTCTCTTTCCACATTTGTATCAAAAGTTTTTATAGTTCTACCTAAATTTCTATCAGGTGACTGTTGTGATGTTGAATAATATCTATTGTCATAGGTTTGTCTTGTTATCTTCTTTGTGTCTTGTCTATATGATGTAAATGTGTAATAATCATAACCACCTCTTTCATTTAAGAACACTAGTCTTGTATCTTCAGGTTTACAATTATCATATAGATAAAAATAAAATATCTCTGATACTGGACCTATTGGACCAAGTCCAACTCTGTTTACAGAATTAGTTGGAAAAGCGTAAAATAATTGAACTCTATAATATGCCACATTATCCCAATTCACTGTTGCAAAAATATTTGTTATATCTTTTGGACCACACGGTAATGAGAATATTCTTAATGTATCCGTATATCCTGTTGGTGATTGATATGTTGTACCACTGAAATTAACTTGTTGTTCAAAATAAGTTATTTGATTATCATTCTCATCATAAAATTCAAAGACCGCAAAGTCAGCTTCAATTACTTGTCTATCTCCTGTCTGACCATTTAAGAAATATAATACATAATTTTCTTGTTCTTGTATAGTCTGAATCCTCGGTGCATCAGTTAAAAATCTACCAGTCTCACTCATTTCAGGTAACGTAGGGTAATCCATCAAATATTGTGACATAGGAGATAAACTTCTATTTACATCAAGTGTATTGATTGTAAATCCTGTTCCAATAACACTACCTAATTCTTGGTCAAAGTTTGGTAGATAATATTTGTCTCTACCCATTTGGAAACTTCCTCCTACATAGTCAAAATACTTTCCTGTATTGGTGAAACCACTTGCGGTGAACCCTGTACTAGTTGCACAAAAAGGAACGTCTGTATAGTGGTTAAAATCGTTTTTAACAGGGGTATCAATTCTTGTAGGTGTATTACCTGTTAATGGTTCGTAAAAGTTAGTTAAGTTTTGTATAAACTTATAACCATACTTAAAATTAACCTTAATTGAGTTCGGATATGGATTATTAAAATTGATAAGTTGATTTGTACTATACCAATCATTTAAATAGTAGTTTGTATAATGTTCTGATTTAACATAATTAGACATGTAATCATATGGTCTTATGTTAAATTTATATGTAAATGTTGAACCTGTTTCAGATACATCAAATGGAATAATTGACATTCTTCCAACTTTTCTGTCATCTGAATATAAATCCACATTAAGTTCCATAGATTGAATATATGTATCACCTGTTAACACAACCTGATACTCACCACCTCTTTGGTAAACCATATCGGTTGATCTTCTAATCTGTGAATTACTATTTAATCCATTCGCGTATTGTATTGGGTATCCGAAATTCATGTTATAATCCTTCTAATGAGTTTAATACATCATCAAATAATTGGTCTTCCAATAGTTCTATTATTCTCTTGTCATTTAATATCTTATCGTAAGATATTTCAACAAAGTTCTTTGGTATGTTTTGATAACCAAATCTTCCTATTGAACGTGCAACTACAAATGCCGTACTTTTTATATTTTTATCGTTTTTAGGTAGAAATCTACCTGTCTTAAAATCTCTTATCTTAAAACTCTTTTTATTTTTAATCCATTCTTCTATTGCACCTATATTGGCAAATCTTCCACTTCCCTTTCTACCTTCAGCTAACCAATACGCATATGTGTTTGATAATGGTTGACCAAACGCTTGTACCTGTATTACTTGAACTCCTTGTTTGTTACCTTTTACAACTGCCTTAATAGAATTTCTAAGTTTTCCACTTGCAACACGGCTAGTCAAACCTTTTTGAAAACGACCAAAGAGATATACCTTTTCAGATAAACTCTC